ATATAGTAAACAGAATATTTGAATTGTTTATTGAATTGTACAATACAGAGGGTATGCATGAGAATGAAGTTACTCATGTAAGAAGCTACTTTATGAGAAGAAAAAAGTTGCATCTTTTAGCTGCACAACCTGACAGAGTTATCAGTAAAAATGTAAAAGAAAGTAAAGTTGCCAGAGTTTATGGTTGTCACATGAATGACCAAATGAAGGATGCCGGTGAGAAGTATATAAAAGGTTGGTTACTCAGAGAAAGAGATACTGATGAAAATGGTAATGTTCTTACCACAATAGATTATATTAATTCTCCTGGACTTTTAGAAGAGTTAATTGTTTACAATAGAAAGGGTAACTTTGACAGGGTTATGGCTTTAATGCAGGTAATGTTTCAGGAAGAGGAGGAAGATTTAGAAAAAGAATATGGTAATAGCGAAAAGTCAAGCAATGCACAAGATGCAGCAGATTTGGTTGGTAAACTTTTCAGAAAAAATTGATATATTTACACATGGCAACTGAAGATATTGATTACAAAAGTCAGAGGCTTACACAAAAACAGAAGGATGCTAATGATAAGGCATGGTATAAAAAAATGCTTGACAGGCAACATGCCATGTCTTTTACCAGAGCTACAGGCTTAGGTGGAGTGAGCAATTACCGCAGAATGAAAATCAACTATGATTTGTTTAATAACATTCTGAATCCTTCTGACTTTGAATATGTGTGCCAGCCTTATGGAGCACAGGTAGGAGAGCTTCCTGCTACCATGACTAACAGGGATATTATTTCCGGTAAGATAAAGGTGATGCTCGGAATGGAGATGAAAAGACCTTTCTCCTGGAAGGTACTTGCTGTCAATGAAGATGCCACTACCAGAAAAGAAGAAGCTGAGTTTGGCAAAATGAGAGAGTTTGTGGTGAACAGTGTGATGACACCACTGAAAAAACAGCTGATGCTGAAGCAGCAGGAGGAGATACAAGGCAGACAACTTACTCCTGAAGAGAAAAAACAAATGGAGCAGCAGCTTGAACAGGAGCTGGAAGCACAAACACCTGATGAGGTGAGAAAATACATGAGAAGAAAACACCAGGACCCTGCAGAGGCATTGTCACATCAGCTACTGGAGTATCTCATCAAGAAAGAAGAAATACCTGAAAAATTTAATAAAGGATGGAAGCATTCCCTGATAGCCGGCCCAGATGTTTACTGGGTTGGTATCATTAGAGATGAGCCTGCAGTAAAAGTAATTAATCCTCTCAGGTTTGATTATAACAAATCCCCTGACCTTGACAGAATAGAAGAGGGACAGTGGGCAAGTGCAGAATTTATGATGTCACTTTCTGAAGTGGTAGCTGCATTTGAGTTGGCTGAAGATGAACACCGGGAATTGGAGAATGGCTATCCTTATGGAGGAGCAAATCAGATTATAGATACTGACTGGACTTTTACAGAAAATATACATCACACAGCACAGACCATAAGAGTGGTGCATCATGAATGGAAGAGTGAAAGAAAAGTTGGATTTCTTAATTACAGAGACCCTGAAACAGGAGATGTTCAGATGGACATTGTAATGGAAGATTACAAGCTGAACAAAGATGCCGGAGATATTGATATTGAGTGGATATGGGTTCCTGAAAAACATGAAGGATACAAGATAGGAAAAGATATCTATAAGAACATGAGACCTGTTCCTGGTCAGTCTTTTGATTTGGATAATCTCTACAATTGTCCACTGTCCTATATAGGTGCGGCACATGATGATATGAACTCGTCTATCACTTGTCCAATGGACAGGATGAAGGGTTACCAGTACTACTACGATATTATCATGTACCGCATTGAATTGCTGATGGCATCTGATAAAGGAAAGCTTTTGATGATGAACATTAATGCAGTGCCTAAGAGTGCAGGTATTGATGTGGCTAAATGGATGTACTATGCTGATGCTGCCAAGATTGTATGGGCTAATCCAAGTGAAGAAGGAAATAAAAATGCTCAGGATGTAACACAACTTGCAAAAGAGATTGACATGTCACTGGCTTCTGACATCCAGAAGTATGTGGAACTTGCAGGATATATTGAAGAAAGATGTGGTAACTCAGTTGGTATTACCAAGCAAATGGAAGGTCAGATTGGACCTAATGATGCAGTGACTAATACCAAGCAAAACATGATACAAAGCTCTCATATTTTAGAGCCTTATTTTGAATTGCATAATACAGTAAAAAGAAATGTTCTTCAGCAGTTATTAGATGTGGCTAAAGTAGCTTATACTATGAAGAAACCAAAAAAACTTTCTTATGTATTAGATGACATGTCAACTGCAATGTTGAATATTGATCCGGAGCTTTTAGCTAATTCTACCTATGGGTTATTTGTAAGCAATAGTTCAAAAGCTTTTGAAGCTAAACAAATGGTGGAAGGCCTTGCACAAGCTGCCATGCAGAACCAGGCTATTGATTTGTCTGATGTGATTAAAGTAATCAGAACTGAAGGTATACAGGAAGCTGAAGAAGCACTGGTTGCCGGTGAAGATAAGAAACAATATCAGAAGATGCAGGAAGGTGCAGCACAGCAGCAAGGACAGGCACAACAGCAAAAAGCAATGATGGAACATGAGAAAGAGAAGTGGAAACATGAAGCTGATATGATTGTGCTTAAAGAAGGTGAGAGAAGAAAAACAGAGCTTCAAAAACAAGCTATGCTGTCTGTGGGCTTTGACCCTAATAAAGACAGTGATTCTGATGGAGAACCTGATGTACTGGAGATTTACAAACATGGTCTGGATGTAGAAATCAAAAGCAGACAACAGAAGTTGGCAGAAGATAAATTTGCTTATGGTAAAGAGCACGACAAAGAAAAAATAGCTTTGGAAAAGGAAAAAATAGCTGCTACGAAGCAGAAAAATAAAAAATAGCTATTACAACAAAAACTCAGAGTTTAAGAGAAAAACTTGAGTATTATTCATTTTAAAACTTAAATTTGTTTCAGACATGGTAAAGAAAGATGAAAAGCCAAAAAAAGTCTTACCCTTGGATCAGGGTGATTTTTGGCAAGAAGAAAATGTGGGATTTTTCGGAATAGACCCACCAAAACCAGCAAAAGATGAAAAGGCTTTTGAAGAGTTAAAAGATGCGGATGAGCAGATACCTGCAAAAGCATTTGAAAAGAATAAACCTCAGACTGAAGAAGAAGATGACATGAGTAGCTTCCGGCCACAAACCCTCTGCTAATTCCTTGATAGAATTTGCTACAAATTTGCTGGCTTTCAAATTACAAAGTTTGATGTAATCCAGGGATTTCTCCGTGTTAAAGATTACTGTATGGTTTGGCAACTTAATCCTTGCAGGTTGTGTACTCCAATATGCATGTGGTTTCATGGCATCAAACCTGTCTGTCAGGTCAAGTCCTAATTCCTTTCCATACTTTTCTGCATCTTCAGGTGTTAATCCTGTTGCATATTTACCGCTTTCCTTATTATAAAGAACTTCAATGGTCATTGGTTGGGCAAATGACTCCTTGCCTTTTTTGCCATGCCACTTATCAGTGTCAATTGGCTTTACTTCTACTATCATTTTCTTTTATTTTACAATTTAATACTTAAAATCCCTCTGATGGAAAGTCAGGTGTTTCACTGACTTTCTATTTTGGTTTATTACCTTCTTTTAGTTTCTGGTCAGAATTAACTCCCCACAACGAGAAACATCTTCAATGTGTACACCACCCTGTTTTTTCACTGTCATCTCATAGTAGTCTCCAGAGTGTGACATCAGTTTGTTTCCTGTCACAGGTCCGTAAGGAGTCTGTAAGCCGGCTACATAACCAAGTGCCATACCATTGTTTTTGTTGACCAAAGACAAGTTTGAACCTGTACCTTCTCCTGAGAAATCAAGGAAAGTGAATCTCATTGATTCAACAGGGAATCCTGTTACCGGATCAATTTCAAAGTTAATGTCACGGTCATCATACAATGGATTGTGAACCAATTCCAATTCGGCACCATTTGCCATTCTGTACTTCACAAACTGGTATCCTGCTACCAGGGAGTTTGCATTCAGTTCAGAACCCACCTTGTCTGTGAACACTTCCACATTCTTGATGAAACCTGATTTGTTCATCCAATCCTGGATAGCTCTGTGGAAAATCAACATACCATACTCACCGGTAAAGGCTTTCACTTTTCTTCCTGAACCCGGTTTTACTCTGCTGTAGAAGATATCCATCAGATACTCTTCAATCAAAGTTGAGCTCAAGTGAGAATAGCGGTAGATATGAGAATCTTCCAACTGCTCCTGAATACCAGGGCCGGAGTAGATTGGTCTGCCATTAGCACCAAGAACGGAACTTGTGCTTCTGGAATACCAGTAACCTCTTTCCAATTCTTTGTACCATTGCTGCCAGTATTCAACTTCAGCATATTTAATCCAGCTGTCCTGATAGACACCATTGGAATCCGGGATTTTTACTGCAAGCACTTCATTTGCTGCATCACCAGTTACCTGATACTCTTTACGGAAACGAGACATTCTGTTCTTCAGAGTGATAGGCAAGCTGTACTGAGTTGAACCAGACTGTTGACCACCTTCCTCATACTGAGAATATAACTTTGCCCATTGAGTTCCTGCAGCAACATACTGCAATGGTAAGAATGCAGAAAAAGCATCATCCATCAACCTTACAGTGTACACCCAGCCAGAACCATGTCTGAAAGGAGTTTCCTGAATACGGCACTGGAATTTCTTGTTGGAAACCCCTGGATGTATGATATCACCTGCTGTGTACCAGTTCTCATCCAATTTGATACGGAAAGTTACCTTACCGGCTCCTAATCTTGTGTTAGATACATCTTCCATGTTTTCCAGGATCACCAGAGGTCTGGTAGAAGCTGCACGTAGGCTCCATTCCCATTCTGTGGTATAGGATGTTCTTTCTTTGCCAGCACCTGCCAGTGTTGCTGTAAGTGGATTATCGGAGTACTTATAAGCTGTAAACAGCTTAGTCAGTTTACTCTCAAAAATCTGTGGCTTAGTAATAAGAGCAGCTCCCAAGTGATTGAGTTCTGTCATATTAGCATGCCAAGGCATTCTTCGAGTGATTAATTTGCTTTCAACATTTGCCATTGTTTTTGTTGTGTTTTATTTATGTTTAATAAAAATGTTTATTTGTTACCAATAATCAGCCAAACTCTTTTTACCTTCATCTCCTCCACCTCCGGTTACTCCTGCTGTGTTTCTCTGTGTAAAGACTGCTTTTTTAACTTCTGCCACTTTCTTAGTCACTGCTTTCTTTTCCACTCCTTCCAGTTTCAAGCCTGCTTTTACAAATTTGGCAAGCAACAACAGTTTTGACCTGTCTTCATCCTGCCATATTTTCTGAATATCTGCCTGCATTCCGGTGATG